CGAGTTCACCGATCGCGTCCGTCTTGGAAACTACACCCAGAAGTTCCGCAGAGCTTACCAGGTTTCTGATCTTCAGGAAGCAGTAGACTCAGTCGGTCCCGCTAAGTTCGCTCAAGCAGAGTCTAAAGCTCTTCGTGAACTAAAACGCGACATCGAGGCCACCCTCTTGTCTGACAACGAACAAGACGTTGAAGACGGAAGTGGATCAAATCCATACAAGTTGCGTGGACTCGGCAAGTGGATCCAGAACGGTGCGCAAGCTACCAACCCGGTTCCTGCGGCCTACCGCACTCCCGCTGATAGCGTTTACGACATCAGCACTTCTGGTGCGTTCACGGAAACTGCGATGAACAACATCATCACCTCCATCTACCGCGTTAGCGGTGCTATGGATGGTCTGACGTTAGTTGCTGATACGGCTCTCCGCCGCATCATCAGCGACTTTGCTCGTCTTGACCCAGATGGTGATGGAGCTGGAACTTCCATCCGCAATGTCAACTACAATGGGGACTCTGCTTCGATCAAACTGAGCGTTGAGCTTTACCAGTCTGATCATGGTATTGTTTCCATCGTAAACATGAACCCTGATTGTTCACCCGACACCACGAACAAAAACCGTGGTTACTTCCTCAATCCAGAATATGCCAGCATTGCTGAACTTATTCCTGTTGGAAGCACTGTCCTCCCCAACATGGGTGGCGGTGATCGTGGGTACGTTGACTGCGCGCTTACTCTCGCAGTACACCACCCAGGTGCACATGGTAAGGTAGAACAGTAAGTTTTACTGATTTACTTTTAGTATAATAGGGGAGGCTGGGCCAGTTCTGGCCTCCCCCTTTTTTTATGAATCTTATCACTTCACTTCCTAAATATAGCGACGGAGAAATCGACCGTGCATTTATGCGTGAAATACGCACTGGCTTCGAGCGTGAAAAAAGGCTTGAGGAGGCTCGGACAAATGTGGCTAGGAAGGAAGCCCAAGAGCTTAAGGGAACTACTCATCCTGTTTTAGGAAAGCCCGTAGCGGTGATGCCTCACCGGGAGTTCTTTAGACTTACAAAGAAGTATGGCCACGATGCCGTGCATTCAAAAGAATTTTTGCAGTATTACAACAAGAAGCATGGGGACTTGTCCCCCAACAATGCATAATGCAGCTAAAAGCGAACAAAGACCTATACGATTTAATATCTGCACTAGCAGGTACATCTGACTTCACTCCTGCGGAAATTGGTCATTTGTTGGCATTAGCTAATCGTCGAATGTATGAGGCGTACAACCGTACTCCTTACTGGGTGAGGTACTTAGTCACGGGAGAATCCAGGCCAGTGGCTAGTTCCATTGTAACATTTGAGGAAGTCTCTGGATATACACCAATTGGTGAATTTTTGCGTATACATCGCACCGATCCATTCGTTCGCAATTCGGCGATCGAGTATGAATTTTATGTTCAGAGCGATGGCGCACACATACTCAACCTCACTACGGCAGATGCCTCTGAGGTTTTTGTTACATACAAGAAGAGGCTAACACAGCTAACTAGCCTGGATACGGCAGATAGCGGTCTTACAGAAGTGCCTCAAGAATTTTTCTATTTTATGGCTCATGCCACATATGCCGACTTTCTTAGACTTGATGGTCAACACCAAAAGGCTGTACTGGAAGACCAGATTGCAGAGAAGTATCTGGAAGAAGAAATGGATAACCCACAGCAAGTAGCTAACAATAACACCGTAGGCAAACGCTTTAAAACCTATGTATCTCAACAAGCACGATAAATGAATAGTCTAGTAACAAATCTCTATCCTCGTCCTAATGGCATTATCGCTGGAGAAAACCTATCTTGTGCAACCACAGGATCTGGTGTTCAGCTTGCAGCCCTCGATGCAGACACAAAGTATGTAATGATTGATGTCCAAGATAATAACGTCATCGTAACATTTGATGGCACTGCTCCTACCGCATCCAATGGTCATCTTCTGCTAAAAGAGAAGGGTCTTATTACCCTTAGCGCACTTAGCGCAAAGGCAGCAAAGTTCTTGGGATCTGGTGGCACTGCAATTGTCCACGCTTCACAGTTTGTGTGATGGGCAATGAAGTTCACAAGTTCCTTGTTGGAGCTTCTGGATCAGTGCTGGCAGTTTCTTTTCAAGGAGTAAGCCAGTTGCTATCCATAGCGGCGTCCATGTTTACCATTGTGTATATGGGACTCTGGATATATAAGACGGTTAAAGAACTGAAGAAATGAATGGTGAGCTGGTAGCCATGCTTGGAGGCGGGGTTACGGGATTTGTAATGAAACTAATCTCGGCCCAAATGAACATCCAAGCAAATGCTATCAAATCCATGATTCAAAAGCAAAGTGCAGCAGATGTTTCAGCAGACAAAGCAGCTCAACGATCCGATGAGGGAGGAGCATGGGTTAGAAAGCTCATCGCTATGTGCATTTTGTTTTCAGTGGTATTTGCTCCCTTCATTATGGCATTTTTCGACATCCCTGTAACGGTAGAGGGTGGAAAGTCTGGTGTGCTTAAATTTATAGGAATAGGAGCTGACAAGTGGAAACATTTAGAAGGGTTTGTATTATTGCCTGAAGTGAGACAGGGGATGCTAGCACTACTAGGATTTTACTTTGGTTCTTCTCAGGTTAAATAATGAAAGTGAGTGAAGATACATCAGTTACCATTCCTCTGCGCAACTTGGTTGCGTTGATTGGTTTTACCATCATCAGCGTAACGGGGTACGTAAATATGACAGGACGTATAACCACTTTAGAAAATGCTCAGAACATTAGGGACGTAGAGATTGCGATGAATACTGAGTTCCGTATAAAATGGCCTAGAGGAGAGATGGGAGCTTTACCTGAGGATGCTGAACAAAACCTAAGACTGAATTATTTAGAGAAGAACTACGATGAACTATCCGCATCCGTAGAAAAGCTCAAGGCTTACGGAACAGTCAATTTTGAATTAAAGGACAAGAAATACTTAGACATTAAGGAATAATATGAAATACGGAAAACGCAAATCATGTGGTGGCTACGGTAAGGGTCGCAAAGGAAAGAAGTAGTGTAAGACGTGGCAATAAATAAGAAAAACATGCAATGCAACAAGCCCCGGAGACAAGTGTCTGGGGGCAAGAAGTTTGTTGTAAAGGCGTGCCAAGGCGGAAAAGAAAAGATAGTACGTTTTGGCGATGCCAACATGTCTATCAAGAAAAACAACCCGGCCAGAAAGAAGTCCTATTGTGCAAGGTCTGGTGGAATAAAGGGTAAGAAAAATAAATTATCAGCGAACTACTGGAGCCGTAGGGCTTGGAACTGCTAATGGCTAGATACGACACATATGGTCAGAACGATGACCGGATGGTAGAAGAACTCGATACTGGATTTATCGGGTTCAATAACCGCTTGCGTCCAGACCAGCTATCTCCGGGTTTGCTTACATCATCCAGCAATGGACGCCTTGGTATCAATGGAGAATGGCAAACAAGAAAGCCTATGTCTTTTCTGGCAGCTCCATTTCCGGCTGCTCCATTGCGCGTGGGCAATGTGCGTCTGCACGATACCAACTCGGTTGGTACCATATTATCCACCGCTTTAGATGTTCCTAGCGGCACATTGACCATCACCTTTACTGGTGACGTTTTTCCATATGCTGGAGTGACTGCTGCCGATTGGGTGGGATATGTAGTTTATTTGGATGGATGGGAAGGTGATGTACCCATTGATGGCAACCAAATCATTACTGACGCCCCTGCCAATGACCAGATTGAAGTGGTTATATCCGGTCTAACAACTATCGACACGGAAGGCACAGTGGAAGGTCCACAACTGGACGATACCGCTATTAACGCAGTTGAAGATGCCATTGCCTACAGTGATCCTAATAATGACAGCGAAAGCTATGTATTTTGCGTAGGAACAAGCAAGGCATCTGTTGTAAATACGGCAACCAACATTGCTACTCTTATTGATTATCCAACTGGGCAAAAGGCTGTTGGGGGGAAAGCCCTTCAAGCATTCAACAAGGTGTTTATCTTCCGCGACGGCGAGGTGGCAATGGAGTGGGATGGAACCCTTACGGGTACACCAGCCTTCACCTTAGTGGCAAACGGCGATTATACCCAACCTGCCCATCTTGCTACATCAGCTGGCGAATTTAAGATAACTGACAATATTGCCACTGTTGCAGTAAGCAGCAGCGTGTCCGTTGGCGGCAAGGTATTCTTAGTCAGCAAAACAGAGGACAATCAGACATCAGGATTGGCGAGCCAATTCGAATTTGATGTAAAAGATGTGTACTACGCCAATGGCACTGTTAATGTATCGGGCGCCTCCGCTACATCAATCACAGGGGGAGATTATGATGGACTAGACCGAATAGTCCTTACCACGGCTTCCGCCCATGGTTTTAAGGTGGGCGAACCTATCAATATTGCAGGATTTACTAGTCCCGATACTGACATAAATGGCAAGCGAGTAGTCGCGGCTGTAGGATCAACCACTGAATTTACCATTTACGTTGATGGAAATTTCTCCGCTAGTCCATCTGTATCGGGCGTTACTGTTGGAATCGCTGATGGATTTACATTCATCATTCCAGAAGATGGA